TTTACGGCTAAAACTAAAAGAATTAATTTATATCAAGATTTTAAAAAGAATCTTGAGAAGAGTCCTGTGTCTGGAGACTTAACCGTTAACAAAGACGAAGAATCAGTTAAAGAATCTATAAAGAATCTTATTTTAACTGACCGTGGCGAAAGGTTAATGCAACCACAGCTTGGTGGGGATATTAATGCGTTACTATTCGAAAACATTACACCTGCAGTTTTATTATTAATTAAAAACCAAGTAATGACTACAATAGAGTTATATGAGCCAAGAGCAGAAATTATTGATGTAGTAGTAACTTCCAACATAGACGATAATACAGTTAAAGTTAATATTGTATTTTATATAACAAACGTACAGCAGCCGATACAGCTTGATGTATTCTTAGAGAGGACACGATAAATGGCTAAATTAAATATATCAGAATTAGACTTTGAGTCTATTAAGACTCAGTTTAAAAACTATCTGAGTAGCCAAACACAATTCAAAGATTATAACTTTGAAGGTTCAAACATGTCGGTTTTCTTAGACGTGTTGGCTTATAACACATATCAAAATAATTTCTATAGTAATATGGCAATTAATGAAATGTTTTTAGATTCAGCTGTACTTAAAAATTCAGTAATGTCTCATGCAAAAGAACTTAATTATCTTCCAAGATCAAGAAGATCATCAAGAGCATTAGTAGACGTTGTTATCGAAGATGCAACAGTCATAGGTCAAACAATTACAATACCGGCTTATTCAGATTTTACAACATCATTCCAAGGTGAATCATTTAACTTTGTAAACGATAAAGCATATATTGCTCGTAAAACAGCACCAGGCGAATTTATAGCAGAAAACGTAGAAATATTTGAAGGTGAAATGCTTTCAAGTTTTGAAAGAGAAGGTTACTTTATTGGAGACGACGGTGTTCTTAGAGTTATTCTTACAAACGAAAATGCTGATACAGATTCTATTGAAGTATTCGTAGATGCTGAAGCTACAGAAGACGCAAATCAATTTGTTCGTAAGGATGATTTATTTGGTGTAGGAGCATTAGATAAAGTATTCTATGTAGAACCGTATTATGATGGTCGTTATACAGTATACTTTGGCAATAACGTATTTGGTGTACAGCCTGAAGCATTCGAAGATATTCGAGTAAGATATCGTATTACATCAGGTGCAGAATCAAACGGTGCATTTGAATTTAATCTGGCAGCTAATGATCCATCATCAAAGATTACATGTTTAACAACTAGTAATGCAGCCGGTGGTGGTGAAAGAGAATCACTTGAAGATATTCGTTACTTTGCTCCTAAGTCTTTACAAATTCAAGAAAGAGCAGTTACAACAAACGATTACGAAATCTTATTAAAACAAAACTTCCCAGAAATCGATTCAGTTGCAGCTTACGGCGGTGAAACATTAGAACCACCACAATTTGGTAAGGTTGCTATATCAGTTTATCTTGGAGAAGGAAGAGAAGGTTTATCTTCAGTACTTTCATCTGCATACATCGAATACCTAAGAGAAAAGAGTCCACTTGGTATTGAACCAATCTTTATTAACTCTGAATTCATTTATGGATGTGTTGAAGCAAATGTTTCATTCAATCCTAAAGTTACTAAGAAATCTGCTGGAGAACTTGAGGCAAATATTAGAACTGCAGTATCAACATACAATAACACATATTTAGATAACTTTGATACAATATTAAGATTATCTCAGTTATCATCAAACATCGATAACACTGATATCGCTATTTTAAGTAACGAAATAAACGTATGCCCATACATTGTATATTCACCGGCATTAAATATCTCGGCTTCACCATCATTTAAATTCTATGCAAAACTTGTTAAGCCATATCCATTTAAAGATACTAATGGATTCGCAGATTATAAACCGGCAGTTGTAAGTGGAGTGTTCTCATTTAATGGAGTTAATTCATATCTACAAGATGATGGTTTAGGTAATATGCAGATTGTCACCTCAGATGTTGCTAATCCACAGATTATTAAACCAATTGCTGGTAGCGTAAACTATGCAACTGGTGAAATTAATCTAGTTGATTTTAAAGTAGATGGGTTTACTGGATCTGGTATTAAGATTATGGTAACTACTGCAGCTGATGATATTAAATCTCCGGCCGGAAGAATCTTTGTTATACTTGACGATGATGTAACAATTAATATGGTAGAGGTTAAGTAAATGGCTGATAACACCGTCAATCTAGTCGAAAAGAATATCGCGTTTAAGATAGCGCAACAATTTCCTGCTTATTACAGGGAGTATGGATCTGAACTAGTTGCGATGGTTGAACACTATTATAAGTTCGTAGAAACCCAACCAAACATGGGTGTTTATAACTCTCGTAGAATGTTTGAATATAGAGATGTCGGTACCACACTTTCTGAAATGTTAATTTATTTCAAAAAGAAATATATGGCAGATCTACCACCGCTTACCGATGATAAAACAGTTAAATTTGTTATCCGTAATGTATTAGATTTATATCGTAGAAAAGGTACAGAAGCTGGATTAGTATTATTCTTTAGAATGTTTTATAAAGAAGACATTGAAGTATTGTATCCTGCAAAGTATATGTTAAAAGCCTCTGATTCTATTTGGAAGACAGGTATATATTTACAGATGCTACCAAACAATAATTCTTTTGAATCACGTCAAGGTGCGAGATACGAATATAAAGAGTTATTAAGCCGAAACATTTATGGATCTATTTCAAAAGCAAAAGCTATTGTAGATAAAATTAACTTTGTATATTTAAATGGTACACTAACACCTATCATTTATCTTACTGCCGTAAAAGGAACATTTGTTAGGTTCGATGATATTATGTCTAGACTTAACGGAGAAGATGTTGCATTCGGTAAATTAAACGGATCTTCAGATTCAATCACCATTGACGAACAATATGGTGGTACTACTGGTAATAATATCGGTGATATTTTTAATCTTCAAAGTGATTATGGTAAAGGCGGTACAGCAATTGTTACTGAATTACAGTCAGAATTTACTGGTACTATTAATTATAAAATTAAAAATGGTGGCTTTGGTTATACAATCGATAATACAAAGCTATTGGTATCAAACCAAGTTTTAGTTCTTCCTAATGATCCTCCAAGATTCAGAGAATTAGAAGTATTAGTAGATACCGGCGGTAATGCAGGAACAGTAATAGGACAAAACGGTATTTCAGTCGGTGTTAAAATGGAACCCGGCAATGACTTTGTACTTAGTCGTCCTATCTCTACAAGAGATCGAGTAGATGATAACGGTGATCCTGATAACTTTACTGTTGAAGCTTATGATCCAGTTACTAAACTTGGAGATATTTTCTCTGTTGCTGGTAAAAATGATTCATCACCTGGTGCTTTATATGCAAACACCGGTATTATATCAGATGTTAAAGTAGAAGAATTAGAAAATATTGAATCTGTTTCTTTAATAACAGATATCATTGGTAACTTTCTGAACGTACCAATTAACTCAGCTGATTATAACGCTGTTGGACCGGCATTAATACCAATGTCAGGTTCTGCTTCACCGGTTACCAGATTAACGGCATTAGAAAATGCGTTTGATTTAACACCATTTGATATTGGTAGTATTAAATCTTTTGAAAACATAAATCCTGGTGCAGATTATGTTAACGATACCTTTAGTGTCGCATTAGATGAACAGATGAGAGCATTCGAAAGATCAGAACAAATTATTATTGTTGATAATTACTCAGCATCTTTCTCTGTAGGTGATACAATTTTCCAAGCATTATCAAGTACAACCGGCGAGATTTTAGAAATTGATAATGATAAAGGAATACTATATGTATTACCATTTAGTTATTATGGATTTAGAACAGCGCCTACTGGAGCAGAGTTTACACATAAAGGAAACTCTTACAATATATTAGCAGTTAACCGAAACTATAGCTCTAAGAAATTCGGTCAAAATGCTAAAATAGAAAACGAAACATTATTCTCTCAAGGTAGAATTAAAGCAGCAGAAATAAGAAACTCTGGCTTTGGTTATCTTGATGAAGAAAGAGTAGGCTTAGTAGATAAAGACGGTGTTAAACATGCCGAAGGTATATTAAGCGCAAGAACACAAGGTATTACTGCTGGATTCTGGGGAAGCAATAGCTCTCACATTAATGGTTACTATACAGATCCGGTTGATGATAACTTTAAGTATTTTGATTCTAAAATGAGAGTTCAAGATAGTGATTACTATCAAGAATATTCATACGTAATTAAATCAACTGTTGATCAATCGAAATACGATACAGTCATTAAAGACACTGTTCACCTTGCAGGGTCTAAATTGTTTGGTAACTTTATCTACCAACAAAAAGTTGGACCGGGCATGGCATCTAGATTCCAAGTGTTCCGTAAAGATGACTATGTTAAAGGTGGAGATCCTATTGTTGGTCCTAACCAAGATATAGGCGATCAAACAATTAGAGCAGATAACTTTGTATATACTGTAGATGATAACATATCATTTACTGTCGACAACGGTTAAATAAATAAGCTATTAAAGCTATATAAAACTTATAGGAGTACACATGGCTAAATTAATAATCAATATAGGCGAGGAAGCCAATGACGGAACGGGTGATCCTATTCGTTCAGCCATGTCCAAAACCAATGCCAATTTTACTGAACTGTATAATAATATCGATAACTTAACGTTACTTGATCTTAGCATATCAGATGGTGAAGATGGTCAGGTACTTACGGCAAACGGCGATGGTACTTTCTCTTTTGCTGCTGCAGGCGGCGGTAGTGGTGGATCATATGCTAACGCTGACGTTGATGTACATTTAAATACAAGTACAGCGGCAGACGACCAAATATTAAGTTGGACTGGTTCTGACTATGATTGGATTGATGCTCCATCAGGCGGTGGATCATATGCTAACGCAGACGTAGACGCACATTTAAATAATTCGTCTATTGCATCAGGTAAAATTCTTGGTTGGAATGGTTCAGATTATGCTTGGGTAGATCAGGCAGGTTCGGGTTCATCATATACAAATGCGAATGCAATTGCAGCGGTAACTGGTGCTGACCTTGACATGGGTGGTAGAAAAGTATTATTCGGTAATGTGTATTCAGCTTTAGGTGACTTACCAGATGCTGGTTCATATCACGGTATGTTCGCACACGTACACGGTACTGGTAAAGGTTATTTTGCTCACTCAGGTTCTTGGGTAGAACTTGCAAATGCTGCAGACGTAGGTAGCGGTTCATTACCAAGTCGTACATCTCCTTCAGCTGCTACAGCATCGATTGCCAACGGAGTATCAACAGACATTGATATTACCGGATTTAAAGGATATGCATTATATACTATTACAACATCACATGCTTGTTGGGTAACTATTTACTCAGATAATGCTTCACGAGCTGCAGATAACTCAAGAGGCGAAACAGAAGATCCTGCACCAGATGCGGGCGTTATTGCTGAAGTAATTACATCAAGTGGTCAATTAAAAGTAGCAATTGCTCCTGGTGTTATTGGTTATAATTTAGAAGCAACACCGACAACAACAATACCTGTTAAAGTAAGAAATAAAAATAGTAGTGCTGCAGCAATTACAGTGGCCCTTGAAATACTTCAGTTAGAGGCTTAATAAATGCAAGAATGGATCATCACACTTCATAATAAAGAAGATTTAGAATCTTTTTATGAAGACATAGAGACAGAAGGCGGTGATCTGTTTATTCCAAACAGAGCAGTAGAACTTGTGCATAGAAGACTTATTAGTCGTAATACTCATTACATGCTAGACAAGGACGAAGTAGAACTTATTAAACAAGACGACAGGGTATGGTCTGTTGAATTAGCTGAGTTTGCTAATAAAGTTAAACCGGCTTATACTATAACTGAAAAGTTTTCCAAGGATTGGTTTACAGATGCAGACGATGTAAACTGGGGATTGCTTAGACATTCCGAAACAACGAATAGAAGTAACTGGGGTGCTAATGGCTCATCAAATATAACCGATGAGTTAACAATTAGTGCTTCGGGCAAAAACGTTGACGTTGTTATTGTTGATGGTCATATTAATCCTGCACATCCAGAGTTTGCAGTTAATTCAGATGGTAGTGGTGGTTCTAGAGTAAATCAATTCAATTGGTTCTCATTAACAAGTGCTGTTTCTGGTGGGTTTAATTCAACTTATACATACGATAGAGCAGGTTCATATGTAAACGCTACAGATGTTGCAGACAATAATCATGGATGCCATTGTGGTGGAACCGTAGCAGGTAATACTCAAGGCTGGGCAAGAGATGCTACCGTTTATAATATCAGTCCATATGGTTCAAATCCTAACTCATTAAGCTCATCTTTAATGTGGGATTATATTAGAGAATGGCATAATACAAAAGCAATTAATGCTGAAACCGGTAGAAGAAATCCAACAATTACAAATAATAGTTATGGATCAGGTTTTGATATTGGTGAAGATGGCTGGGGTTTAGTTACAAGAATTACTTACCGTGGTGTTGACTTTAATCCAGGTCGTGCTTTAACACAAGCAGAATTACAGGCTCGCGGTTGTTATGCACCAAGTGCAAATGCTTTTATGAGAATACCTTATTGGTCAGTAGCAAGACAAGCCGATCTCCAAGATGCTATTGATGATGGAATTATTATTGTTGCTTCGGCCGGTAATGATTCTTGGAAAACAGTAAACGCGGAAGATCAAGATTATGATAACACGTTTACTGCAGCTTTAAATGGAACTGAGTATACGTTATCTCTTCATAGAGGTACTGTATCAGGTGCAGGTTATGCTCCGGTTATTAACGTAGGTGCACAATCAAATGATGTTAACGAAGATAAAGCCAACTTTAGTAATTGTGGAAGTCAAGTAGATATATATGCAGCAGGAGAAGGTATTCAAAGTAGTTTACATTCAGGCGGCACTGCTGATCCAAGGAATGGTTCATATCAATTAGGTAAGTATCAGGGAACAAGTATGGCAGGACCGCAGGTTGCTGGTGTATTAGCTATCCTTGCAGAATCTTGGCCTAACATGAAACAAGATGAAGCACAGACTTGGCTAATAAATAACTCTAATAAAGATCTAATGGCAGACACTGAAGCGGATGATCCTATGGATGTAAATAGTCTACAGGGTGCTCCTAATAGAATGCTAAGATGGAAAAATCAAAGAGTCACTGAAGGATCAATTTATCCTCAGAGAAATAGAAGAAATAGACCGACGTCAGGACTGTGTTATCCTAGACAACGAATTCGCGGAAGAGGCTAAAAGTGTTTATAAATATTACAAAAGCTAGGGTTAAGTGAAATGGCAGAAATACTAACAACATCATTGAAGAACGACGCTACTAGGAAATTCTATCAAGAATTCTTAGATAACGAGTATTACTTCATGATTTCTTCAACCGTTATTGGCGAGTTGAATAGAGTTAACTCTGTGAACTCAATACACTCTAAGAATGAATTTAAAGAAGGTATTCTTTTTGGTAAGCAAGTATTTAATTCAGACATTAAGTTTATGATTAAATATTATCCTTGGCAGAAAGATGCTTTATATACTCAGTTCGATGATCGGGTTGATTTAGAAAATACAAATTTTTATTCTGTTGTAGGTCCTACAAATAACGATTCAGGCGATTATAGAATTTATAAATGCCTTTCAAATAATAACGGTGCTGTTTCTACTGTACCGCCAAATTATAATCCAGTAACTGAAAATCAAATATACAGAATGCCAGACGGATATGTTTGGAAGTTTATGTATTATTTAACAGAACAACAGTTCGAAGCATATAACGCATCAGGTTATATTCCATTAATTGGTACATTTGAAATTGATCCCGATTTAGAAGGTGATGCTAATAACATCATTACAGGTTCAGAACTGAGTGATATATTTGTAGAAAACTTTATTGATAATGCTGGGTACCCATCTTTTGATGATGGTATCATTGTTGGCCAACCTGGAGACGACGGAAGTCTTAGCCTAGGACCTAATGATGGCATTAGTCAAATTACCAACTATTATGCAGGCATGACAGTAGTCACCACCACCCCCGCAAAGGTAGCATATACATACGTAATATCAAGTTCACGTTATGATGTTGATTCCAGAACTACAAGACTTAGAGTTGTTGGAACACCAAGAACTGATGGAGTTGTTGTTAACTCAACTGCTAGAATTTTACCTACCGTTAAAATCGAAGGCGATGGTACAGGTGCTTCAGCAATCCCAAGAATTGTTGATGGTAGAATTACTAATATTGAATTACTTCAACCAGGTAAAAATTACAATAGCGTTACAGCTCAAATTATAGATCCACCATTTGACTTTGAGCCAGACGAAGAATTCTCAGTAGATATTAGAGCAACTTGTAGAGCTATCTTATCACCAATAGGTGGACATGGATTTAATCTTATTGATGAAATGATGTGTCGTAATGTTTTATTATATTCATATATAACTGAAACAGATAATAATCAAATCGGTAAGTCTAACAGTTATTCTGCTATTGGCCTTCTAAAAAATCCAGAATTTGCAGTAGACCCAGAGACAGCAAACACCGCTTCACCAGATGTATTTGATAATAGACTTGCAATTACAACTGATGATTTCAGTAAGTTTGAAACAGATTCGTTTGTTACTCAAACAGATATTGATAATAATGTCACGTTTAGTGCCAGAGTTCATGATGTGCAGGCAAGTTCCAATACAGTTTTTCTCTGTAACTACATGGGACCGCAGATAAATAGTTCTAATAACGATATTTCGTTAGACTATACTAAAGACTTGTTTAACAGTACAGGCCAAAGAATACAGATAAATACACCAGTAGCTAATAATGTTATTGAATCAAGATATACTCAAAGATCCGGAACAGTATACTTTATGGAAGACTTTTTCCCTTTAAGCAGGGCTGAAAGTTCAAGAGAAGAATATAAGTTGGTCTTAGAATTTTAAAGGAAACTCAAATAGATGCCTATTAATACAAATTTAAATATTGCACCATATTTTGATGACTTTGATGTCGAAAAACAGTTCTATAAGATTCTGTTTAAGCCAGCATACGCAATACAAGCAAGAGAGCTGACTCAACTTCAATCAATTCTTCAAAACCAAGTAGAGCAATTTGGAGATAACATTTACCAAGAAGGTACTGTTATCAAAGGTTGTAACTTTACCAATCTCAACGGGTTAGAATTTGTAAGGTTAACTGATAAAACTGGTTTTGATGTAGAGTCATACGTATCTGGTCCAAGTACAGCCATTATCGACGGTGTAGAAAAAGAAGTTGATGTAGTCTACGAAATTGAAAACGCGGCTGGTCTTAAAGCCAACATCATTTCTGCTGCTCGCGGATTTGAAACAAGGCCACCAGATCTTAATACATTCTTTATTAACTATCTAAATACAAACGGATCGGTTAGAAGGTTTATCGGTGGTGAAACTCTAACAATTACGAAATACGTTTATAACGGTTCAGTATTAGTTGCTTCATTACAAGAAGGTGGACTCGGTGCTCCAGCTGAAGATTGGCAAATTGGTGTTACCTTACAATCAAATCCTGTAGGTAAATCATTTGGTATTCGTGCATCGGCCGGTGTTATTTTCCAAAAAGGTCACTTCTTATTTACTCAAGATCAAACATTAGTAGTTGCTAAGTATACTGATCAGCCAGATGATTTATCGGTTGGTTATGAAGTTGCTGAAACTTTAGTTAGTGCACTCCAAGATAATAGCTTATATGATAATGCTAACGGATCAGCTAACGAAAATGCTCCTGGTGCTGACAGACTTTCAATGGTCCCAACATTAGTTGTAAAAGATACTGCAATCGCAGATGTAGATCCTGTATTCTTTACACTTATTCGTTATCAAAACGGATCTGCAGTTACACTGAGAGATGTTGCACAGTTTAATTCTATTGCTGATGAAATGGCAAAAAGAACATATGAAGAATCAGGTAACTATGTATTAGATAACTTTAAAATCGATATGGACCGAAGAAACAACGTGCTTACTGCATTGGTTGGTAAAGGCACGGCATATATTAAAGGTTTTAGAATAGAAAACAGTGGTAAATTAGATTTTGCTATTGACGACGTTGCTAATACAGCAATACAACTTAACTCAGCCACAACCGTTGATTATGGTAGCTTCTTAAATGTAGTTGCTATTGCCGGTCAAATAGATATTAACTATGCACAAGTTAATTTACAAAATAGTGTGGGTGGAGTAATTGGTACAGGTTTTGTTAAAAATCTTACACCAACACGAGTTTACTTATTCGGCGTTAAAATGGCTGGTTCAAATCCATTTAGCGAAGTAACTAAGATTATCGGATCCTCCGGTGAAATTACTGTTACAGCAAATGATAAGGTTAAAGAACTTAATAGGTCACCAGTAGTATTCGACACTGGTACTCCTTATATTAAAGAATTCACAAACGTAGCTCTTCCAGTCAGAGATAGAGTTAGCACAACTGTTGTTAATGATCAAGTAACTCTTACAGCGGCAGTTGGAGAAGATTTTGCATTAGACCAAAACGATCTCTTGGTAGTAGATACTACAAACACTCCAATTAGTGTTGTAAGTACAGCAAAAACACTTAATAGTTCAGTATTGACGATCGACTTAGATCCGGGTGTTGCAGCCGGTGGATGCGAAGTTTATTACAATAAAAGAATTACTGGTGCTGTACCACATCCTAAAGTATCGCATATGCCATACGTTAAAGTTAACTATACTACTTCAACAACAAAGTATAGCTTAGGTTTCCCAGATGTTTATAAGATTGAAAGTATTACTACTGGTCCTGGCGGAACAGATTTTACTGATAGCTTTGTATTACATACTGGCCAAAACGATCACTATTACGATATATCTTATATGGAATATATTAGTGGTAGACCACAGCCAACAAATGGACAACAATTAGTTGTTAAGCTTGCTGTTTACGAAAGAAATACTTCACAAGGTATTCATTACTTTACGATTAACAGTTATCCAATTGATGACGAAACAGAAGTACTACCGTCAGGTAAAGTAAGATCTTCTGATGTCGGAACATACGTTGGTTCAAATCGTAATACATACCAATTAAGAAATTGCGTTGACTATAGACCATATGCAGATAAAGATGCTGCTGTTGATTATACAGACGTTTCAATTAGTGCGGCTGGTACAGTAGGTGGAGCAGTTGGAGTAAACCCATCATTCACTGGTAGCTTCTTAGTACCAGCACTTAATTCAAGTATTACTTCTGATGTCGAAGCTTATCTATCAAGAGTAGATGCTATTGCGTTTGATTCATATGGTTTAGCATCGATTGTTAAAGGTGAAGAATCTCAGAACCCGATTACACCTAAAGTAGGCATAGATCAACTTATGGTGGCCACTGTGTTCGTGCCAGGATACCCTGCATTATCACAAAAAGAAGCATCAGAGCAGGGCAAGTTCTCATCTGCAGTGCAAATTAAATCAACCGGTGTACCAAACTATACAATGCGCGATATTCAAAAAATTGAAAAACGTATTGAAGGTTTAGAGTATTATATTAGCTTAAGTCAATTAGAACAAAGCTCAGAGAATCTATTAATTACAGATGAAAATGGATTGTCAAGATTTAAAAATGGTTACATTGTAGATCCTATGAACGATTCACGTATTGCAAATACAGAAGATCCTAACCATAAAGCTGCTATTCACTTTGATAGAAGTATTATGACTCCAGCACTTAATACATTCCCACTCGACTTAAAATATAAAACAGGTTCAGGTGCTAGTGTATTCCCAGATGTTAATAACGCTGAAGTTGCTTCATTAAGTAGAAATGCTAATATCAAATTAATCGGTCAGCCATACGCTACAAACTTTAGAAACTGTGTATCTAACTTCTGGAAATATGACGGTAATGCTCAGATTTCTCCAAGCCATGATATGGCCCATGATACTATTCAAAATCCAGTACCATTAGAAATCGATTTAGCTGGTGTATTCCAAGACTTACAAGAAGTATTGCCAATCACTGGTACAAGCTGGGATGGTCCAGTTACTAATGGTACATCATTTACTGCAGTAAATGGTAGAACAACAACTACAGTTACTCCTAGGTCTCAAGCAGGTACGATATCAAGTCTTACTGTAAACGATGGTGGATTCGATCAGGTTGGTGACTTTGTTACTAACGTTCAGTTCCAACCGTTTATGAGATCAAGAAATGTTAAAGTATTCATCTCTGGTTTAAGACCTAATACACAACACTACTTCTTCTTTGACGGAGTTGATGTTAACGCTAATGTTGCTCCAGGTTCTCCTGCTGCAATGGATGCTAGGAATGTATTAAAAGTTGGAGCAAGAGGTGCTAATGTTACTACGGATGCAAACGGTATTTTAAGAGCAGTATTTAGAATTCCTCCAGGTAAATTCTATGTAGGTGATAGAGTATTTACTGCAGTTGACGTCAGCCAATATTCAAGTATTGATTCTGCATCAACTTCAAAAGGTGAAATTACTTATCACGCATATAACATTACACAGTCTAAAACAAC